TGTGATTATAATATGGAAAGTATAATAAGATATAAGCGAGATATACCTATAGCATATGCTATACTAGAAATATTTCGTAATTGTGAAAATATAGAGACATATAATAAAAAAGCACTATATATTATGGTGAGAGAGATGGTAGATGTTAAGACTCAATACATTACACGAGTTGTAAACAGTTTAAAGAAGGAATATATGAGATTATATGAAATCTACCAGCAAAAACGTACTGTTAACTAGTATTAGTTGATATGTATTATATGAAAAGGTTATAAAAATAAAGGTAAAGGTTATAAACGAGTAAAATGAGAGCAGAGCATTTTAACAAAACAAAGAGGGAAATTTTATGAAAAAACTAATTTTAACAATGATAATCGCGTGTGGGCTTCTTTCAGCTCAAGCGCAAAACAGTGGTGACTGGTACGTAGGTACTGGAGACATCGCAAATACAGCATGGACTGAATGGGCTGTATCACCAACTGTTGGATATGGGATAATGGACAATCTTATGATTGGATTAAATGTATCTCAAGCGGATTCAACAGTAGATATGACGTATGATTTACATGCTAGATATTATTTAGCAAATTATTTCGTATACGTCGCAACAACCGGACTTGACACAGATGGGATGAGTGTAGGTGTTGGTAAAATGTTTACAATTCACAAGGGAATCTTTATTGACCCTAAAATTGTTTATAACACAGAGGAAAAGACTACAAACCTTACTTTAGGGTTTGGTCTTAAATTCTAATTATTAACCGCTTACGCTCTCATGGCAATTTTGCCACAACAACAATTAAAAACATGGAGATTTTATAATGGAATCAGTAATGAAATACTTATCAGGCTTTTTAGCTGGATTAGTAACTATTATGTTAGCAGTTGTTCCTGTATCTGTATTATGGTACGTTTTAACAGGCGGAACTGTTTTCGGTATGGACATTGTAGCTAATCTTACAGCTCTAATCACTTCTTTAGGTGAAGGTGGATTTGTAGGTTTAGTTGTACTTATACTATTAGCTTCTTTTTTCGTAAAGAAATAAGACTAATAAATAACGAAGAAAAGCGCTCTTAACAGGGCGCTTTTTCTTTTTCTTATATTTATATACGGAGTATACAACATGAGTAAAGAAAACAAAGAAATATTTGATGGAAAAACGTTTGAAGATATATTAGAAGATATATACACTAATTCTAAGCGAAAAGAAGCGCAGATCCAAATATTAATTACAGAATTAAAACCTATGATCAAAAATATAGGTGATGCTGTTATTATTGTACCCTTAATTAAAGATTACATGGAAATAGCAGTAAAAAATGATGAAGCACTTATTAAGATGGCTGGAATTGTTCAAAGAGCGCAACAAAGATCAGGTACAGATGATTTAGCTGGATTAATGTTGACAGAGCAAGAAAAAGAACAGCTGATGGCAGAAGTAGTAAAGGTAGGGGATAAATAATGGCAGGTCCAGGGTTTGATGGAGATAGCTTACCAGAAGTAGGTAGATCTAGCGGGTATAGAGGTAGTAGTGCAGATAGTATGGTATCTAGCATAGGTAGTGTTACACATGTAATACATGATGCAGGAGGTACAGAGACAATAGGTCAAGTACGAGTTATACTACGTGTACCAAACGGTTCAACAAAAGAAATAACAGCCTTTCCACTATCACCCCATTCCTTTACATGTCCACTACCAAATGAAAAAGTGCATGTGATACAGGATTCAGATTCAACAATATGGTACTATACAGGGCTATGTTCTAATGGTTGGAGAATAAATCATCTAGGAACCTCTCAAATTATACAATATAAAGAAGGTGGTACAGACCAATATTATGGTGAGTGGTTTATACCTAAGATGGATAGAGCAAGAACATTAACTATATCTGAAGGTGATGTAATAATGCAAAGTAGAAACGGAGCATCATTACGATTTTCACACTCAAACCAAAATATAAATACACCATGGAAAAATTCTGCAGACAAAGATCAAACTGGTATAGCTATATTAAGAACAGGTTTATTACCTGTTGAGCGACTTTCACATGATTTTGCTTCTTTATATTTAACCACTAATCAAAGCATTGAACTACCATTACAAGCAGCACTACCACAGGAAATAGAAAATACTAAGAATTCTTATGATAAAGGTCAAGCTATACTATTTAGTGATAGAGTTGTTATAGGAACACGTACAGATGATATATTACTTTCGTCAAGTAATACTATCCAACTAAGTACTCAGAAATATCAACACGATGTAGATAAGGTTTTAGATCTTATGGGTGAAATGTTAGCAGAGTTGAAAAAATTATCAAAAGAAGTAAAAAGTCAAGCACAGTATAGTATGACTCAAACTTTTCCTGTACCTTCACTTGGAACATCACTACCATCAACAATGGCAACAAATTACGGTAGAAGTTTTAATTCAGGTATGCAGATAGAACAAACATTGATGCAAATTGAACAAAAATTCGATATGCTTAAGCAAAAATAATATAAGCTTATATTTATTATATATACTACATCTATGGAGAGAATAAAATGAAAGCAAAACAATTAGCACAAGTTATTAGAAAGATTGTACGTGAAGAAGTACAAAAAGAAGTACGTAATGTACTTACAGAGCAAAATAAAAAAATAGAGCAAAAAGAATCATTAACGTTAACAGAAGCACTACAGGATACAAAAGAAGAATCGTACCCAACAATGAAAGAATTTACATCAGCAGATGCAAGAGCTGGGTTTGCAGCTATGCAAGGTAATTTCGGAGCACCACAAGCTCCACCTGCATTTGAAGGTCACAACGGCCAAGTAGTCTCAGCTGATAGAGTAGAACCTTCTGTTAATAAAGCTTTAACGAGAGATTATAGCGACTTAGTAAAAAGATTTAAGAAATAATGGCTAAACTTGTACCTAAAATATACCCAAATGATATTAATCAAAATACACCTATAGGTGTAAGTTATCCATTCACGGTAGGTAGTGTTAAGCAAAATTATGTAACAACAAATCAAATACATGATAATTTACGTAATTTATGTTTAACAATGAAGGGTGAAAGGCCGATGCAACCAGATTTTGGGTGTGATTTATATCACTTATTATTTGAGCCTATTAATGATGAGTTATTATCACAAGCTTCAAGAAAAGCTATAAAAAACGCAGTTCAACTATGGATGCCATATGTACAAATAGATAACGTTACAGTAACTAGTAATAAAGATGAGTATTATGTCCTTGTCGAAGTAACATATAGTGTAGATGGTTGGCCTGCTGAGAATGCATTAAATTTAACAGTGAGGATATAAATGGCAATAAAATCAAAAAAAGATGTAAGATATACTAGTAGAGATTTTAATTCACTTAAAACAAATTTAACAGAATTTGCAAAGAATTATTTTCCTAATACTGTAAAAGATTTTACTGAAGCATCTCCATCTACAATGTTTATTGAGATGGCAGCATATGTAGGTGATGTATTATCATACTATACAGATTATGCAATGAAAGAAACTATGCTATCCAGAGCTCAGGAGAAGCAAAATGTGTACGCAATAGCTCAAGCATTTGGATATAAACCTAAAATTGCAACCCCTGCAACAGTAAATTTAACAGTATATTGTTTAATACCTAGTACAGGTACAGGTGTAAATATAGGTCCAGATTGGGATTATGCTCCACGTGTAGAACGCGGTATGATAGTTAGTACAGGGACGGGTACAAAATTTTCTACAGTAAAGGAAGTTGATTTTGCTTTTTCAAGCTCTATTGATTCAACAGACGTAACAGTATATAATACAAATACTACAACAGGTAGACCAGATCAATACTTATTAACAAAAGTAGTTCCAGCATTAAGTGGTAACCCGAAATCAAAAAATATATCTGTAGGAGCTTCGAGAGAATATGCAAAATTTTTATTAGATGAGTTATCTGTACAGAGTATAGATAGTGTTGTTGATGCTGATGGTAATGAATGGTTAGAGGTACCATATTTAGCTCAAGAAACTGTATTTGATGAAACTGTAAATCATGTAGCTAACGATCCTACATTAGCGGTAGATAAAAATGATGCGCCATTTATATTAAAGCTTAAAACAACAAAGCGTCGATTTATAACGAGGGT